TTCATTTTGTAAATCATTTACATTTTCTTGAATTCTTTGTAATTTTTGATAGGCAGATAAAACTTTTTGTAATGCTCCTAAAGATTTAGTTTCTCTTTCTTCAGCTAATTCACGCTCAGCTTCAATTTCTTCTTCAGTTAATTCAATTGTTATTTCTTTGGTTTTGTTTAAACTTCCAGTTTCTCTATCTAATTCGTGTGCATTATTAATTAAATCTTTTTCAATTAAAGCCTGATATTGAATTGCTTTAGAATAATCACTATAAACTTTTGCTAATCTAAGAGTTTCTTCTCTATTATTCTTTTGAGCAACTAAGGTATTATTTAATTCATTATTATATGAAAATGCTATGCCCTCACTAGCACCTAATAAATTTATAAATTCTACTTGTGAATCTATATATTTATCAGTTCCGTCAGTAGCTTCGATAATTACATCTAGCATTCTGCTTATAAAACCAACTGTTTTTTCCATAGCTGGAGCTAATGCCTCGCCAATAATTAAACCTAATTCGTTAAATTTAGATGACATTACCTCTGTTTGAGCTTGTAAGGACTTCATTTGATTATCTGCTACTTCTTGAGTAGTTCCTCCACTATCTCGCAAAGCCTCCTCATAACGCCTTATTTGGTCTGTTGAACCACTTAAAATCTTAACTGCGTCAGCTACACCTCTATTTAAACCTAATTGGTCTAAAGTACTAGCCTTTAATTCATCAGACATTGGTCCAAGTACTGCGTCTAATTCTTCAATAATATCTGCAACATTTTTCATATTGCCTTGAGCGTCAAACATTTGAAGTCCTAATGCTTCAAATTCTTCTTTATTCTTAGCAGTTGCTCTTGGTATATCTCTTAAAACTTGATTTAATTTATCTCCAGCCTCAGCACCTTTAACACCTCTGTCAGCAAATACTGCTAAAACTGCAACACCTTCTTCTATATCTTTATTAACAACTTTTAACGCCGCACCTGCTTTGGTTGTTAATGCTTCTGAAAATTGTTGAACACTAGCGTTAGCCAAAGTATTAGCTTTTACTAATACATCAGTAACACGAGTTAAATTAGTTAAGTTTTGTTGTGCGTCTAAAACAGTTAATCCTAATGCAGACTGGGCGTCAGTTGCTAAGTCAGTAGCAGTAGCCATATCAAACATACCTGCTTGAGCAAAGGCAGCCACTTGAGGTAAAGCAGAAATAGATTGTTCAGCGTCTAAACCTGCTGACGCTAAAAAGAAAAAAGCTTCGGCTGAATCTTCAGCACTAATACGAGTTGAAATTCCTACTTTTCTGGCAGCCTCAGACATAGCTTGTTGTTGAGCTTCAGTAGTTTTCATTATTGCTAAAGACTGATTTAAAGCGTCTTCAAACTTCATAAATGTTTGAATACTCTCAGCACCTGCTTTAACTATTGCATATAAGGCAGTAACTACACCTGCTTTAGCTACATTTGAAAATTTAGAAAGTGATTTACCTGATTTATCGGCACTATTACCAATGCCTTTCATTTGAGCAGAGGCTAATTCTGCACCTTTAGTAGCAATTCTTATTACTAGGTCTGCACCTGCACCTAAAGCCATTTATCTTCTCCTCTTATTACTTTCCGCCTCTCTAAGAGCTATTGCTTTATTTCTTTCTTTTTGCTCCCAAAGATAAAAAGTAGCCCATTGAGTATATTCGTATGAACTCATTGTAGCTTGTAATTCTGCCACAGTCATACCTAATTCTCTTGCTAATCGAAAAGTAAAAGCTAATTCAGGATTAGTTTTGAAATTCCTCGGCTATTTCAGCCTGAACCTCCTCAGTAACTCCGTTCATATCTGCTATTTCAACAAATATTTTATCAATAACTAAAGCTGACTTTTCATACATAGCTTCAATCATTTCGTCATCTAATTCAGGTTCAACTACACTTGCTTTTAATAAAGCCTTTTGGTAATCAAAAGCGTCTTTATCATCAGCAGTTGCAATTCTTGCAAGTTTAACTTGCATTTGTTTAGTAATTCCTCTTACTTTAATTTTTGCATTCCACTCAGGTATTTCTATAACCTTTTCTGGAACATCAGAAATACTATTTAATATATCTTTATTTAAAAAATCCATTATGCGTCCTTTTTTAAGATTTTACTTAGTGTGTTCCTCTGGTAATCGCTCCAGTAACTTGTAATTCTGATGAATAAGCAACCACATCTCCAACAGCACTTGTCTTTGTATAACCAGTACAAATTGCCTCGCCTGTGTATTTTACTGCACCTGAACCAGTTCCTTCTGGCGAATACTCAAAAGAAAGTGTTGCACTTTGACCTACAACTGCTCCAAATATTGCATCAACTGTGCTATCCCATAGTCCAGTAACGCTTAAAGTTGCGTCTTTAAGTCCTACTATGTATGTTTTATTTGTTGCACCTAAAACAGAAGTTTCAGCTACATCAGCAGTTTGAGGAAAGTCCACATTATTTACATAAGAGCTTATGTCAGTTAGAGTTCCACCTGAATCATCTATCTTAAATACGCTATCTTTTCCGTGTACAAATGCCATTTCTTTTATTTCTCCTCTTAATTAATTCTTCCAAATCCTACAATAGCAGAAAAACTTGGTGTAGTTCCACCAACTGTAAAAGAAACTTTTAGGTATCTATTTACAGTAGTTCCTTTAGCTACTGCTTTATATTCAGAAGTTGTTCCTGTTGCTTGAGTGAAAGTTACTAAGTTAGTGTAAGTAACATCATCAGCACTATGCTTTATAACTACATCTAAAGTTGGACTTGTTCCACTAGCAGAAGTTACTAAAAGAAAAGCTCCACCGCCATTTGTAGTAGAAGTTGAGTTATCTCTAGCAGTTCCGTCTGTAGTTGTAGTTAAAGTTTGATTTTCTAATACTATTCCATTTAATAAACCTCCGTCAGCTTGTACTTCCAAAGAAGTAGCTACAACATCTCCAACAGGGCTTGATATTCCATAATTAGTTATATTTGAATTAGCAAAAAATACTCTATCAGTAGCGTCTAATCCTTGTGCTCCGTGAACTAATATAAAATCATTTCCACCTAATAATGGTTGTAAAACTGCGTCAGAAGTAGCGTCAAAAAATCCTGCTAAGCTAGAAGTTCCGTCTTTTTGACCGCTTATATAAGTTTTAGCTCCACCACTTGCACCAAAAGTAGTAGTTTCTGCAACATCTGCACTTATTGAAGTATCTGCATTATTAAAATAACTTGAATAATCATTTTCATTAATATAAATTTTTGTATCTTTGCCGTGAACAAAAGCCATTATTATTCTTCTTTCTTTTTTCTATATAATTCTTCTTTTAAATCTGACTGTATTTCATCAACTTGTGCTACTTCGTCATCATCTATTGCCAAATCAGAATTCATCATCTCGTTGTAATCAGTTACATAACTCATTCTTCTTCCTCAACTTTCTTATTTTTAATAATATCAGTAGCTTTCATTATTAATCCTTGTTCTAATAACCACTTTACACTTTTTTTAGGTATGTCGTTCACAATACTACCTGCCTTATGTACTTTTCCGTTATATTCTAATTCTTCGTTTAATATAAAATCCATTATGCTATTACCTCTACGCTAAACTGTACTCCTAAATAATCTATATTATTTACATTATACACGCCATAATCCGTTGCGTCAGTTACTCTAACAGACTGAGCCTCATTGTTCAATGAAGTATCGCTTTCTATTTGAGCCTTAACTGAATTAGCACCACTACTTTGTAAATAACTATCTAAAGTTTCTTGGCTTAATTGTGCGTCCACTCTTGCTATATATAGTAGCACAGGAATTGTATATGTATCTGCACCTCTTGACATTGTCGAATCATATTCAATTCTTTCTACAACACCAACTACTGCAGTTGGAGGTTCAATCATATCAGGAACATATTTATAAACGCTTAAACTTGTAATGTTAGATAAATTATTTCCTATTTCATTTCTTATATTAGTTAAACTAGCCATTATTTTATTCTACCATTACGCCATACAGAAGTGATAGCAAATCCTGCCTCTCTTAATAAAGCGTTTCTTTCAGGTGTTGTATCTCTAACTGCCATTTTTATAAATGGAATAATTGGAGTACCTTTCTTTCCTATTGCTTGTTGAACTGCATAAGGATTAATATCGTGTCTTTTAGCCCAACCAATTAATGCCTTAATAGGTGGATAATGAGGTTTAGTTCTACTAAATGGTGGCGATAACCTATAACTTTTATTTTTAAAGCCGTGAACATAAGTACTATGTGGAGCTCTTGAATAAACATCAACACCGTTAGGTAATCTACCTACATCAGCTAATCTTTTGAAACCAATACCTTTTTTCAAATTGCCTAAATCTTCTGGTGCTAAATCTTTTGCTTTATCAGCTACTATTGCACCAGTTAATTCAAAATATCTTCTTAATGGAAAGTAAGCTAAATTATGTAAATCTAGTCTTTTTCTTAATTTATTTGCACCAATTATATTAACTTGCATTAGCCTTAATCCTTTGAGATAATATGATTTTTAGAGTTTTCTTCTAAAAAATCCTTTTTATATGCTCTAACTACCGTGAGATTGCCCTCTCTCGTTAGCAAATCTCTTTCTGGCACTAAGTGTAACACATA